TGTTAACGTTGCAGATGGTACAAACAATACGTTTGCACCAGCATCATCAAACGATGTTATCAGCATGAACGGTGGAACTACAGGTGGAGACAAAGGTAGTACAATTACTATCACTGCACTTGAAGACAACGTATATTTAGTAGAAGCAGTGTTGATCGGTACAGGTACTGAAGCAACACCTTTTGCAGATAGTTAATAATTAACTCGGAGCGCCTGGTGATGCAGGCGCTCTTGAAAAGGAGGAAACATGGCAGACACAGTATTAAATACAACTGTATTTGACGGAGCAAGAAAACTTATCACCCACTTCAACGTGGTTTCAGACGGAACAGGAAGCACAACTAAAATAGTTGATGTTTCTGGACTGGCTACCAGTAATGGAAAAACTTGTAAGACTGTAAGATTAAACAAAGTTAGATTTAATGTTTCAGTCACAGCACCAGCTGATGCAATTCGTTTGCAATGGGATGCAACAACAGATGTTGTATTTCAAACTTTAGCAGGTGAAATGGAATTTGATTATAGCGACTTTGGTGGCTTATCAAATACCGAAGCATCAGGTTTTACAGGTGACGTTAATCTTGTTTTACCGGCTTGCACATCTGGAGACACTGGAACAGTTGTTTGTGAATGGACTAAAACTTACGAGTCCTAGGAGTTTAAATGGCTAATACTACTTCAGGAACAGTAACGTTCGACAAAACTTTTGCTATCGAAGAGATAATAGAAGATGCTTTCGAACGTATTGGATTAAATTCTGTAGCAGGTTATCAACTTAAATCTGCTAGAAGATCTCTTAATATCCTATTTCAAGAATGGGGTAATAGAGGTATTCATTATTGGGAGGTAGGTTCAACTAATCTAGATCTTATAGAGGGTCAGGCAGACTATGATTTTTTTAGATCAAGTGATGATGGAACGTCAGCAACAACCACAGATCCAGCTAGTGTGTTTGGAGTATCCGATGTTCTTGAGGCACAATTAAGATCTAATAGAACTCAGACAACACAATCAGATAGTCCAATGACAAAAGTCGATAGATCAACTTACGCAGGTTTCTCAAACAAATTATCCAAAGGCACACCTAATCAATATTGGGTGGAGAGATTTATAGATAAGGTTACGATACACATTTATCCAACACCAGATTCTTCAAACGCATCTAAAGATATGCATTTCTTTTTTATAAAAAGAATACAGGATGTGGGAGATTATACAAATGCAACAGATGTACCATTTAGATTTGTGCCTTGCATGGTATCAGGACTTGCATATTATCTATCACAAAAATATCAACCACAGCTTTTGCAAGCTACAAAACTAGCTTATGAGGATGAGTTGGCAAGAGCACTAGCGGAGGACGGATCAGCTTCAAGCACACACATCACGCCTAAAGCTTATTATCCGGGAACATAATGGCAAAGTACGCAACAGGAAAATACGCACGAGCAATATCAGACAGATCTGGTATGGAGTTTCCATACAAAGAAATGGTCAGAGAGTGGAACGGTGCTTTTGTGCATGTGTCTGAATTTGAACCAAAGCAACCACAATTAGAACCAAAACCTATGAACGGTGATTCTATATCTTTGAGACATGTAAGACCTGATAGAATAGAAACAGCAGTTCCAAAACTTTTACCTTTAAATCCATTTACTACAACAAATGGATCTACAACAATAACTGTTGAGGAACCTGATCATGGTAGATCAACAAATGATAGAGTTAGATTTAGAGACGCTCAGGTCGTTGGTGGAGTGGCTGCAGCAACAATAAATTTAGCTGCAGGTTATTTAATTACTAAAGTAAATGATGATAAATATACCTTTGCAACAGCTACGACATCTAGTATAAGTGAGACAGGAGGAGGCGGTTCTGCATCAGCAGGACCTGTAACGGTAACGGCATGATTAAAAAAATTAAAAATTTTTTTTGTAAATTATTCGGTATTAAACAATGTGAGTGTCCTGAAAATATGGACGAGCACGCAGAGTTATATTTAAAACCTGCAGAATCGGATACTCCAGTGTACGAGAACGAAGAGGCTGTAAAAGCTGGACATTGTTCTGGTCACAAAAGATTTAGAAAAACATGTCCTTTATGTTTGGAGATAGTTAAATAATGGCAGGGTTAAGCGCATCAGGATTAAAAACACAGATTAGAAGTTATACTGAGACTGATTCTAATGTATTAACAGACGCTGTTTTAGAGAATATAATTTTAAATGCACAATACAGAATCTTTAGAGATGTGCCTATCGATGCGGACAGAAAACAACAATTAGGTAATTTTGTTGCTGGTCAGGAGTCTATTAACTGTCCTGCAGGAGCCGTATTTATAAGAGGTATACAGGTTTATGATACAAATGGATCAGCTATTACGGGAGCTAACAGATGGCTAGAGAAAAAAGATGTAACATATCTTCAAGAGTATCAGGATGTTACAGGGACATCAGCAGCACAAGGTCAACCTAAATATTATGCCATGTTTGGTGGTGCCACAGGTGAGGCAGATACTAACTCAGGAAGAATATTTGTGGCTCCTACACCTAATACAACTTACAGATTCAGAGTTCATTTTAACAAAATGCCTGATCTTTTAGAGAATAATGATACTAATTATATCAGTCTTAATTTTCCAAATGGATTATTATACTGCTGTCTATCAGAGGCCTATGGCTTTTTGAAAGGCCCGATAGACATGTTGACTTTGTATGAAAATAAATATAAACAAGAGGTACAGAAGTTTGCTAACGAGCAAGTTGGTAGAAGACGAAGAGATGACTACACTGATGGCGCTGTTCGTATACCGGTAACCTCAGCAAACC